ATGAGTTCTCTGCTGGTATCATCGCTGATACGAAAAACAACACTGCTGATGGTCTCTTCGATGGTGGCACACGTCACCTAGTAATGACTATCAGAAATGGTGGTTCTGACTTTGACGCTACCTTCGGTGGTGTAAGACAATTAGCATTCACGGACGGCACTGCTTCTAATGGCGGTAACATGTATCTCCGTGGTTCATTCACCAGTCCTGCTAACGCATTTGGTGGTTGGAACAAGATTTGGAGTTCTGGAAATGATGGCGAACTCAGCGGACTAGACGCTGACAAGATGGATGGTCGCCAGGGAATCTGGTATCAGACTGCTACCCATATGAACTATGGAACTCTGTCTGATGAGAGACTTCCATTCCTACAAACTAAGAAAGATGTTCTCGAAGAGTTCCGTGTTGTTGATTGGACTGGAGACCAGAGATATAACATTCTGGTTCGTGATGAACTTCTAGGTTCTACCGCTCCATTCCTTGCTGGTCTACCTGTAAATCTATATGATGCTGGTGGTAATGGTGTTGGTGAAATCACCCTGACCAAGGTAGTAGCAAACCAAGATGTTAATGATGCTGCCAACAACTACACAATGTTGACTGGTAGTTTGACATCTGGTAACTTCATTGGTGCTAAGTTTATTGGTACTGGTGGTGTTGCAAATGCATTCCCATTCCAAGACTTCAGTGTTGCTCAAATTGATGACAATACAGATGGTCTAATTGATGGAACTTTCGATGTTATTACTGCTACAAGTTCTGGTGGTAATGCTAGATTGAAACTTGGTAGAGCAGATGGTCAGTCTGCTTCTGATCCTTCGATCTACTTCAGATCTTCTCAGGTTGCTGCAACAAACTATAACGTTGCACTAATCGCTTCTGGTGGTAACAACACCGATGGATCTGGCGGTCTGGAAGTCAAGGTTGCTGATGCAGATCAGTTGACAGTTAATGGCAACAAGGTCTGGAACGCTGGTAACATCACCTTCAACTCCACTAACGTTGTAAGCACTGGTGTTATCCGTGATGCTTCTGGCAACTTTGAGGCAGGAACAATCACTGCTGCACTGACTGGTGCTGCTTCCTTGAATGTTCTCAAGGCAGGCGACACAATGTCTGGTGCTCTACTAATCAGTGGAATTGCACAAGCAAACCAAGCACTGAGTGTATCTGGTAGAGCAGACTTCCTAAGCAACATCACAGTTGCTGAAGATCTGGTAGTTGATACTGACGTATTCGTTGTTGATAAAGACACGAAGAGAATTGGTCTTGGTGATGCGTCACCATCATATCAACTAGATATCTTCCAAGAGAACTCCAGTAGTGCCGCTCAAGGTTTGACGATGGCACGTCTGACTCAAAAGGTCAGTGACCTAAGTCAACAAAAGACCTTCATTGAATTTGAGTTCCGTGATTCTAACAACAACGGAAAACCACACGTCAGAATTGGTGCTGAAGTTGGAGAAAATGCATCTGCTGATAGCACTACTCTGGAAGGTTCTTCTGCGTTCGTTGTTTACACTTCCAAAGGAACTGGCGAAACATCCAACACACTCTCGGAGAAATTCCGTGTAGATGCAAATGGTCACGTTGGAATCGGCACCGCAACACCAAATACTTATAAGTTGACAGTACAAGATGGAGACATCTACACTAACCAGTTCGTAAGAGCTGTTGATGGTCTCTATCTAGGAACCACTGCCAACAACGACGATGCTCCTATCTACTTCAATGGAGCAACAGGTTCTGCTTCTGGAGCTGGTGGAATTCTGAGTAACTTCAGAATGGGCAACAACATCCTCGCGGGTGATGTATTTGAAATCACTCCTCAAGATGGTGCTGGTACTTCCCCAGGATTCAAGTCTACTCCTGCACTTGCAATTCAGGGAACTAATAACAGAGTCGCTATCAATACCCTAGAGTTTGGTGGTCAGGATCAAAGTGATCCTCAGAACATTATTGATAGAACATACAACCTGAACGTTCAGGGTGATATGAACATCAATGGTATTCTTTACCAGAATAATGAAGAGTTCGTTACATCACGTTGGACAGAATCTAGTGACGCGAACGGCGCAAACATTTATAGACTCTCTAAGGTTGGTATTAATAAGGTTGATCCACAATATACACTCCATGTTGGTGGAGAGATCTACATTGAAGGAACTTCCAAGACCAATGGTCAGGTTGATGCTACTCTGTATGCTAATGGTCAAAGACAATGGGTTGATTCTTACGGAATCATCAAGGTTCAGAAGACCACTATTGATGAAGATGTAACAATTCCTTCTAACGTTACTGCTTATAGTGTTGGCGACATTGAGATTACCAATGGTAATACAGTCACTGTTGCTTCCAACGCTACTTGGTTACTAATATAAATAAAATTAAACTCTAAGAACATGGCAGAAAGAAAACTAACTGTCGGGACAATCAGTCCAGGAGGACATATCGTTCTTCCCGTTTATGCGGACAAAACTACAAGAAACAACACACTGCCAGCACCTGTTCCTGGGGAACTTTTCTATAATGTAGATAGAAAGAAAGTACAACTATACACCTTAGACGGAAAGTGGGTCTAAAGATATGTCAGAATTAATCGTAGATAAACTACTAGTTAACACCCAACTATCAATTCCTCAATACACTGAAGCACAAAGAAATGCTTTAAGTGTTCCTCAAGGAACTTTGATCTATCTAACCAATACTGATGATGCTGGTCTTCAGGTGTGGTCTGGAACTGAGTGGGTTGGACTCGCTGGCGGAGCTGGTCTGTATGACTTCATCAATGCCACATTCAACAATGGTGGCATTTCTGGTGCCAATGGTCCTTCATTGAGTCAGGCAAGAAATTCCATGTCAGGTCAGGGTGTTACCGAATGGAATACTAATAGTCTTTACTATAACGTTGATAGTAATGGCGTTCAGTCTTGGACAGTTCCAAAACAAGGAACTTATAGATTCCTAGTTGCTGGAGCAAAAGGAGGAGAAGGTAACGCTGTCAACAACAACTCAAACAGAAGTGCTGGTCGTGGCGCTATGATGAGGGGTGAGTGGCAACTAGAAGAAGGTCAGGTTTTCAACATTATTGCAGGTGTACAACCCGCAACCTCTGGTGAGGGTGGCGGCGGCGGAGGAGGATCCTTCGTTTGGAACGCTGGTTCAGGTGAACCTCTAATTATTGCTGGTGGTGGCGGTGGTAACGGCGATACGTACTATGGCACCACGAGTATTGCAAAAGGTGGAGATGGTCTAACTGGTACATCTGGAGGAAACTCTTCTTCTGGTTCTGGAACTGGTGGATCTAATGGTCAAGGTGGTGGAACAGATAACAGCGGTGGCGGTCCTGGAGGCGGCGGCGGTTTCTCTACCAATGGAGCAACAGGATCCCAAGGCGACGGCGGCACATCTGCTGTTGGTGGCGGAAGAGGGGGAGACTCTAACTTTGGTGGAGGTTCTTCAACAACTAACGCTGGTGGTCACGGCGGTGGCGGTGGTGCAAACCAAAGCAGCAATGACGCTGAGGGTGCTGGCGGTGGCGGCGGTTACTCAGGTGGTGGTGCTTCTGGTTCTTCTGACCCTGGTGCAGGCGGAGGAGGAAGTTTCCTAGCTTCTGGTGGATCTAACTATGCAACATCTGATGGAGGTTATAACACCACTGGATCAGAACCTCATCTCTCACATAGTGGCAGTGTGACTAGTTTGGGCACATATAATAGTGGACAAGGATACGTTACAATTACTTTTATCTCTTAGGTCTGAGTTTAGGTTCTGGACTTAAAGTAATAAAGGTAGATATCACAAAACGACCATCACCTTTTACTTCATCGACAGCGTGAGGTTCTGAACCAAGAAAGATAATCCCTGAGTTATTCTCGGGGGTTATTTTTTTGTTTCTATCTACAAAATAAAAGTCTCCACCTTCAAAGGGTTTAGGTTCTTTCCACAACCAAATTAGTGCTGTAAAAACATCAAAGTCTGAGTGAGGATGGTAATAACCACCATCGGAATATTCACTTATTAGCATGGACTTATGGTTCATTCTGCCATACATTTTTCCAAACCATGTATGATGAATTTTATGCCACCAACCATTGTCAAACAATTGCTGAGTGGTGTGCTTCATGATCTTGGAATAGTCTGGAGATGTAAACACTTCATTCAGAAACATTCCATTGTTATTCTTCATTAGTTTACCATCATCATCTCTTGCTCCACCTGTATCAGATTGGTAACTAAGTCGGATGAACTCAATTTCTTTCCAGACTTCATCTAATTGTTTTTCGTCAAAAACGTCTTCAAGCAGAACGCAAGGACAAGGATCTTCGGAATAAGTATACTTCATAGTTTCATTTCAATATAACTATCTGATTCTCCATAGGATCCTACAGGATGGAAGTTGAATGCCAATGAATATCGTGGGGTTTTTCCATAGTAACGATCTATTTTATGATCAAGGTAACTAGGAAAAAATGTAATAAGATTTTTTTGTGGTCTTATGTAAAAGACTTGGTATGTATTGAGATTCCATTCATCAGCAGGATTAACACATATGCTGGTGAGATTGGGAAGAAAATTTTTGAAGAGTAAATCACCTGAATCACAATTATCAAAATACAGAGTGCCACTATAAAAACAATTCTTATGATTGTGGTAATGACAATACCCACCATCACCTGTTCTAGTCATCCAAGATGTGGTGATATCAAAGTCTGTAGTAGATAGTTTTAAAGTTTCGTTCTTGAATTTGATAAACTCTTGTAGTATAATATCTCGTAATTCGTGATGTTTATCTAATACTTTCTTAGAAACACTCGCGTAACTATCAGGGGAATCATGTCTTCTGCCTTCTGTATCAAATTCTTCCCTCGTCAAAGCACCATAGTATTTTTGAATTTTGTTATCTAAAACAGAAGCGCCAACTACGCTTGGAAAGAGAGGGAATACATTCACGGCAGTTTACTTCATACCTAAATATTATAGCACAACATCATTCTATATCAACCAATGGATACGACTGAACTCAAAAAGAATTTTGAAGATCAACTTGCTAAAGCAGATAAGCAGATTTCTGAACTAGAAGAGAATCTTACCAAGGCAAAAGAATATAAGCTTAAACTTATCGGTGGTCTAGAGACTTTGGAACTACTCAATCCACCAGCAGAAACGCCTGAAGAAGCACCTGCAGAATGACACATTTCCCTGCTTCCTAAATAGAAGTAGGGATTTTTTGTATCTAGATGCATGGCTACACCAACAAGTAGAGCAGAATTAATTGAATACTGCGAACGACAGTTAGGTGCTCCTGTCTTGCAGATCAATATGGCAGCCTCCCAAAAGAGTGACATCATCGACGAGGCACTCCAGTATTACCACGAATATCATTTCGATGGTGTAGAAAGGATGTATCTCAAGCACAAGTTTACTGCTGCTGAGGTAACTCGTTTTAACGAGAGTGATGCTACGTCTACATCTGCTGACGGAACTTCATGGGAGAAAAGGAACAACTATATTGAAGTTCCTGATCTTGTCATTGGCATTCAGAAAGTATTTGGTGTTTCCTCAAACTTTATGAGGAACAACCTTTTTGGTATGAGCAACCAATACTATTTGATGGACCTGTTCTCATTCTCATCAGGTTCTGCATTTAGTTTTGGTAATTTTGACTTGACAAACTACTATATGATCAAACAGCATTTCGAGACTATTGATCAGGTTATCAATACTGGAGCTCTAGTTGAATATAGATTCAACAAGAGACAAGATCAATTGTATATTGATATTGATAAATCTAGGATTGTAGAAGATCAATACCTTCTTATTGACTGCTACAGATACTTAGATCCAAATACGTATACTCAAGTATACAACGATAGTTTTGTCAAGAAATACGCTACTGCTTTGATGAAGAGGCAGTGGGGTCAGAATCTAATTAAGTACAACAACGTTTCACTTCCTGGTGGCATCAACCTCAATGGTCGCCAGATCTGGGAAGATGGAAATCGTGAAGTGAAAGAATTAGAGTCTAGAATGATGACAGATTATTCCCTTCCACCAATGGATATGATCGGATAAGATGCCTACTAGTCCTTATTTTCCAACTTATTACGGCGGCACCTCTGGAGAACAGGGGTTGTTGCAGGACCTTGTGGACGAACAGATCAAACTGTTCGGTACGGATATCTATTACATGCCAAGAACTATCCTAAGGGATAATACTTTGGATGATATCATCTATAACAAGTATACAGAACAATTTCAGATTGAGATGATGCTTCAGAATGTTGAAGGATTTGGATCTCCATCTGAGTTCATCAGTAAGTTTGGTCTTAGAATTACTGACGAGGTAAGATTCTCTGTGTCTCAAAGACGTTGGGATGAAGAGGTTGCCGAGCACAATCCAACATTAACTGTTGATGGTAGACCTAATCAAGTTTGTTGAGAGAGAAGATCCTTTCTACCAGTTGGGCAAGATCTACTATTATACAATGACCGCAGAAATTTATGAGTATGGTAGTGATGACATTTCTACAGGCGTTGCAGAAATCGATGCAATTGAGACTATATTTAGTAATGCTATTGCTCTTACTATGGCAGTCGGTGGTACTGGTGACTTCACCATCGGTGAAACAGTATCAGGATCAACCACAGGTACAGAAGCAGAAGTGAAGTCTTGGGACGCTGCTACAAGAGTTCTACAAGTTATCAACAGAACTGGTACGTTTGCTACTGGTGAAGCCATGACTGGGAATGACAGCGGTGCTGTCCATGTAGTAGGTACATTTGACACTCTAAATAATACGAACAGCGAGTATGATCAGAATCGAGTAATCGAGGACACCGCTGATAATATTATTGATTGGACTGAGGGCAACCCATTCGGTGAAGCAGGTAACTTTACAGGTAGTATCTAATGTTAGGGTCACATTTTTACAACGAAATTATTCGTAAGAATATTGTTGGGTTTGGAACCTTATTCAACAATATTACCTTGAAGAAGGTAGATCCTACCGATGGAACTACTGTGCTTGAGGAAGAAAAAGTTCCTTTGGCATATGGTCCAAAGGCAAAGTTCTTGACACGTCTGGAACAGAATCCTGATGTGTCACGTAAAGTTGCTATTACTTTGCCACGTCTATACTTTGAGATGACTGGCATTCAATATGATGCTCAACGTAAAACATCTCCTATTCAAAAGTATAGAACTATTATTCAGGATGATGGAACTGAAGTAAAAGAGCAGTATGTTCCTGTTCCATATAACATCGAGTTTGAACTTGGTATCATCGCTAAGTCTCAGGATGATGGTCTACAGATTCTTGAACAGATCCTACCATATTTTCAACCTGCATTCAATATCACTCTCAACATGATCCCCGACATGAATGAGAAACGTGATGTTGCTATCACACTCAATGGTGTCAATTATGATGATGCATGGGATGATAGTTTTCTTGAGCGTAGATACATTACTTGGACTCTAACATTTACTGCTAAGTCTTACATCTACGGACCCTTCGATCAATCGAGTGTCATCAAGAAAGCAATCGTATACGAAGGTATCAACTCTGCTGTTCCACAAAGAACTACGAAGGTTACCTATACACCTAAGGCACTCGAAGATAAGAACAGCGATGGTGTCATCAATGAACTTGATGATGCTCTCCTAACTGGAGGAGATGACTTTGGATTTAATGAGGGTATTGAACTGCTATGAGCAAATTTGAAGATAACATGGAAGACATTTTCGATATCGAAGTTGAATCGACTGACATTGAACCATCAAAACCTAAACCTCCTAAGGAAGAGAAGGACGATCAGACAAAAGACTACGAGTTTACCCGTGGTCAATTATACTCATTGCTCAGCAAGGGTCAGGAGGCGCTAGACGGAGCACTAGAGGTAGCACAGGAGTCTGGGCACCCTAGGGCATATGAAGTCGCTGTGAACGCTATGAAGCAGGTAGCAGACGCCACTGACAAACTCATCGATCTTCAGCAGAAAATGAAGAACCTTGAGGCACCTACCAAGAGGGAGACCAACAACACTACTAATAATCTATTTGTTGGTAGCACAGCAGATCTCCAGAAAATGCTTAAACAAATAAATAAGAGTGAAGAGGCAGGAGAGTAATGATCATCAAACCTACTGGCAAAATCACATCGATTGATGTTGCCACTATTACAGCAGTATATGGTAGTGTTGTTTCTGGTACTCAGAAACTGAGATCAATGGAAATCCTACGTGCCAGTGTAGTTAAGATTGATAATCAATCAGATACTCCTATCTGTGCCAGAGTAGTTCATGTTGAAGGTCTCGAAGCTTCTACGGGTCTGACATATAATCATAGTTATACTATTGACCAAGAAGTTGGTAATTACATGGATGTGATTGTCAAACCTGCTGAGACTCTATACATCAGAAAAGATCCTGGTCAGGTTAAATTTGATGATCCTAACGTTCCAACTTATCAGCCAGGGACGGATGGCGAGACTATTGAATTTAGACTTGCTCCTGACGTTGCTCCTGGAACTGGATTCATCTATGCTTCTCCTTGTACTTTATCTGGTTCATAAATATGAAGTCGTTTAAAGAACTCAGGCATGACATCCAAGAAGCAGCCTGGACCCGAAAGGAAGGAAAGTCCAAATCTGGAGGACTCAATGAAAAAGGACGCAAGTCTTACGAAAGAGAGAATCCTGGATCAGACCTTAAAGCACCATCAAAGAAGGTTGGAAATCCCCGCAGGAAGTCCTTCTGCGCTAGAATGAAAGGTATGAAAGCGAAGCTAACTTCTAAGAAGACTGCTCGCGATCCAGACTCAAGAATTAATAAATCATTACGTGCTTGGAATTGTTGATATATGCATGATCTCATTGTTATTGATAACGCTCTAACTCAAACAGAAGCGGATGAACTTGAAAAACTTCTATCCTCAGACATCTTTCCATATTACTTGGGAATGGATGTACATCCCGATAGACTTGCAGATTCTGACAATCATCCAGGACTAATGGTAACTGAAAATGCTGTGACATCTATACAAGGGTCACATATATGTTTTACTCCAAGAGATCCAAATAACTCTCCTTACGATTCATATGCAAAAGAATTGTCAGGAAAAATTTTACAACATATTGATATAACAAACCCAGAGTTTGAACGTATCAAGTTCAATGTCATGTTCCCTAATAAGCACTTGACAAAAATTCATCACAACATTCCACATATTGATTGTATGGAAGGTTGGGTGATGTTGTATTTTGTAAATGATAGTGATGGAGATACTTTATTTTTTCATCAAAGATACGATGGAGAAAATCATATCGCATCAAAAGTAAGACATAGAATTTCTCCACAAAAAGGAAAAGCAGTTGTCTTTCAATCAGATATCTTTCATTGCTCTACCAATCCAATCATGAGTGAGAAAAGAATTGTCATGAATGTAAACTTCAATTTTCAAGCAGATGCCCAAGTATGACGCCGATTGGTATAAGAAATTAGCAGAAGGAAAGAAGAACTATCCTCTTCCACTCTACGCTCCGTGGACCAAGGTATATGAAGGAAAGTTTAAAAACCAAGACAAGGACACAAATCGTAGCTAATTGTTACACTATTTTCTCCTACATAGCTCTATAATAGGTGTAGCTGGATGTAACACATGTATGGTGCTTACTTAATCCTCATCTTTGTTCTCATCCTCTTCGCTGTAGGAGGCGTTGAGGCAACGATGAGGTTTTTTGCTTATGTGGATCTACAACTAAGGTATGCATGGATTCAGTTCCGTATGGAACGTATGCGTAAGAAATTAAAGCGCCGACTTGATAAAGACCATGCAGAAATCGCCAAACTCATAGAGGAACTCAACAATGACCAACGATAGAGAGCTGTCCGACTTCAGTTTATCGAGGAAGGAATGCCCTAAATGTGGTGCAGTATGGATCAACAACGAACATCGTTGGTCTGGAACGGGAGTAAAAGGAAATGAACTAGATCTTGCAGGTCTTGTTTGCAACAATCTAGGAGATGATTCATGCATCAATCCTAGCAGAGGAAAGGTTGGAGGAGACAACTGGAATAAGCGTCTCGAAGATCTTGAAAAGTTTGCCGACGACCACGGCAACGCAGAGACTAAATGGTGGGACAAATAAATACTAGTGGTGAACTAGTATTTTCATGGCATCCGATCAGATTTATCTTGGCAACCCGCTTCTAAAGAAAGCGAATGTTCAAATTGACTTTACGAAAGAACAGGTTGCAGAGTTCATCAAGTGTAAAGAGGATCCCGTATACTTCACAAAGAACTATGTGAAGATCGTCTCACTTGACGAAGGTCTGGTGCCATTTAAAATGTGGGACTTCCAAGAAGAGTTAATCGAGAAGTTCCACCACAATAGATTTAACATTGCCAAACTGCCTCGTCAGACTGGCAAATCTACTACTGTCGTTTCATATCTACTACACTATCTCATTTTCAACGACAACGTTAACGTAGGTATCCTAGCGAACAAAGCATCAACTGCTAGGGACCTTTTGGCAAGACTTGCAACAGCATATGAAAACTTACCCAAATGGATCCAGCAAGGTGTGGTAGTATGGAACAAAGGAAACATTGAACTAGAAAATGGCAGTAAGATATTGGCAGCTTCTACGTCTGCGAGTGCTGTGCGAGGTATGTCGTTCAACATCATCTTTCTCGACGAGTTCGCGTTCGTCCCAAATCACATCGCTGACTCGTTCTTTGCATCTGTTTATCCTACTATTACTTCTGGTAAGAGCACCAAAGTAATCATCATCTCTACCCCACAGGGTATGAACCACTTCTATAAGATGTGGACAGATGCAGTCAACGGCAGAAACGGATACACATATCACGAAGTACACTGGTCGCAGGTTCCTGGTAGGGATGCTGACTGGAAAGAACAAACTATTAAGAACACCAGTGAACGTCAGTTCACACAGGAATTTGAATGTGAATTCCTAGGATCGGTTGACACATTGATTGCTGCCTCTAAACTGAAGGCATTAGCATTTGAGGATCCTATTTCTCAGAATAAAGGACTTGACATTTATGAAAAACCAAAGGACAAGTCAGAATATCTTCTTACTGTTGATGTTAGCCGCGGTATTGGGGGAGACTATTCTGCTTTCATTGTATTTGATATTACTACAGTTCCCTACCGAATAGTAGGAAAGTATCGAAACAATGAAATCAAACCGATGCTGTTCCCCAATGTTATCAATGACGTTGCCCGAGCATATAATAATGCATGGGTACTCTGCGAAGTCAATGACGTTGGAGATTCTGTAGCATCTATTCTAAACTTTGACCTTGAATATCCTAACGTCCTTATGTGTGCTATGCGTGGACGTGCAGGACAGATTGTTGGACAGGGATTCTCTGGTAACAAGACACAACTAGGTGTCAAAATGAGTGTGACAGTTAAGAAGCAAGGGTGTGCCAACCTCAAGCAGATTGTTGAGGACGACAAACTTACATTCAATGACTATGACATTATTAATGAGTTGACTACATTCATTCAGAAGAAACAATCATTTGAAGCAGATGAGGGATTCCATGATGACCTTGTGATGTGTATGGTTATCTTTGCTTGGTTGGTTCAGCAAGATTACTTTAAAGAGATGACTGATAATGATGTTCGTCAACGTATTTACGATGAGCAGAAGAATCAGATTGAACAAGACATGGCACCATTCGGATTTATCACCACAGGTCTAGAAGGTGATGAAGGATTTGTAGACGATGGAACTGTCTGGCAATATGGAGATACACAGGAAGACGTTTCTTATATGTGGGACTACCGATGAACTTAGACGATCAGTTTAAACTAGATCATTTACTTCTCAAGGAAAGGAAGTGTAGGACATGTCATCTTACAAAAAATCTTTTGGAAGATTTCTATTTAATCAGAAGAGTAAGAGGGGACTTGCCATCTTCTTATTCATATGAATGCAAAGAATGTACTATTAATCGAGTTCTCAAATCACGAAAGACTGACATACCTTCAAAAAATGACTACCCAGACTGGTAGGTTGTTCATGCATTGTTTCCCCACTCAAAGAGTCCAAAATAATAAATAATTTTAGATTAATATTGGACACACCAAGGAGAAAAACATGGCAAGTCAAGTCTCGCCTGGAGTTTTAATTAAGGAGCGTGACCTTACTAATGCTGTCGTGACAGGTGCGTTGGCTATTAGAGCTGCACACGCATCATCTTTTCGTAAGGGACCAATCGGTGATATTGTAAATATCAATACTCAGCAAGAACTAGTTTCTGTATTCGGTTCGCCTGTAGAGGAGAACGCAGAAGACTGGATGGTTGCATCTGAATTTCTAAACTACGGCGGCAGACTCGCTGTTGTACGTGCAGAAAGCGCAGGTCTTCTAAACGCAACTGCTGATGGATCCGCAGTTCTCATCAAGAATGATGCAGACTGGATGGCAGGTCAAGGAACAGGAGAAGTATTCGCTGCAAGAACCGCAGGAACCTGGGGCAATGGTCTTATGGTTGTTTTGGTTGACAGAGGTGCTGATTACCTCGTCACCCTAGAATCTGCTCCTACAGATACTGCTGCAGGCACAACTCTAACATTCAGCAATGGTCATACTGCTGAGATTCTTTCGTATGACTCTGGTAGCAACGTTGCAACAGTTACATCTTCTGATGCACTGACTTCTGCTGCTTCTCTAACTGCACCTGACAAAGGTGTAATCGCAACCTTCACCGACAATGGTGCTGCTGATGGCAGCAGAACTGCTAGCACAACATTTAGTGCTGTTGCTGCATCTGGTGGTACTGGATCTGGCGCAACCTTCGATGTTGTAACCGATGGTTCTGGTGCTCCCACCATTACCCTTGCTGCTGGTGGATCTGGATATAACGCAACCGAAACTCTCACCATTGCTGGCGCAGCACTCGGTGGCGGTGTAGACATCACCATCACAGTTAGCACAATTGTTGATGACAGCATCAACGTTACCGAAGTTAAGGACTGGTTCCTCAACACCACAATCGGTAACACTGGCATCAAACTATCTGCTATCGGTCCTCGTCCTGGCACTTCCCAGTTCGCTGTAGATAATGGCATCCAGCATGACCAAGTTCACGTTGCAGTCATCGACCTCACTGGTGATCTGACTGGTTCTGCTAATACCATCGTTGAGAGACTAACTTATCTCTCGAAACTATCTGATGGTAAGAGCGAAGAGAACGCTAACATCTACTACAAGTCTGTCATCAACGCTCAGTCTCAGTACATCTTCCATGGCGCTGCTGCTACCCTTCAGGTTGCTGCATCTGGTGAAGCATGGGGACAAAGTGTTGCTGAAGTCAAGGCAGATGCAGGCACTGCATTCGCAAGATCGACTGGTTACTGGCAAGCACTAAGTGGCGGTGCTGATGCATATGGTTACACCGCTGGTGAGTTCGGCGCTGCAATGGATCTCTTCGGTGATACAGAAGAGACCGAAATCGACTTCCTCCTCATGGGTGGTTCGATGGCACTCGAAGCTGATACCAAGTCGAAGGCAACTAAGGTTATCGCAATCGCTGATTCGAGAAAAGATGCAATCGCATTCGTTTCTCCACACAAAGGCAATCAGGTTGCAACCTCTGGTGGCGCACTAAGCAGCACCCAGCAAAGAGAGAACACCCTAGCATTCTTCTCCGATCTAACCTCTACTTCCTACGCTGTCTTTGATAGTGGTTACAAGTATGTCTATGATCGCTTTAGTGACAAGTATCGCTACATTCCTTGCAACGGCGACGTTGCTGGTCTCTGTGTTCAGACTTCTTCCATCCAGGAAGACTGGTATTCTCCTGCAGGTCTGAATCGTGGTGGTATTCTCAACGCTGTCAAACTTGCTTACAATCCTAACAAGGGAGACAGAGACGAGTTGTATCAAGCACGTATCAACCCAATCACTTCGCTCAAGGGTCAGGGCATCACCCTATTCGGTGATAAAACTGCACTCGCAGCACCTTCTGCATTCGATCGTATCAACGTTCGTCGCCTCTTCCTCAACCTTGAGAAGAGAGCACGCAGACTTGCTGAAGGCGTACTCTTCGAGCAAAATGACGCAACTACAAGAGCTGGTTTCAACCAAGCACTTAACAACTACCTCTCCGAGGTTCAGGCACGTAGAGGCGTTACCGATTACCTCGTCATCTGTGACGAGAGCAACAACACCCCAAGCGTAATCGACCGCAACGAGTTCGTCGCTGAAGTTTATGTAAAACCAACCCGTTCGATCAACTACATCACAGTAACATTTACCGCTACCAAGACTGGTATTTCGTTCAGTGAAGTCGTAGGCGGCTGATCCTTTTAGTTCCAAATAAACATCAAACGAGGTTAAACGAAAACAATGGCAACTAGACTTAGCAACTTTATCTCCGACATTGGACAGGGCGTAAAGCCCAATATGTTTAGTGTCGATATCGCTTTCCCCGATGCGGTGGATGGCGCAGCAGGCGACGCTGATATGATCAACCTGCTCTGCAAGTCGGCAGCACTTCCTGCATCCAACTTGGGTGTAATCGAAGTTCCTTTCCGTGGCAGAACAGTTAAGATCGCTGGTGATCGCACCTTCGATACATGGACTGCAACCTTCGTCAACGACAAGGAAATGAAGATCCGTGCATACTTCGAGCAGTGGTTGGCAGAGATCAACTCCCATGATCTCAACAATGCTCCTCTGTTCACACCAGATTCTGCAGGCGATACTGGTTACACCAGAACTCTCAAGGTCAAGCAACTTGAGAAGAACGCAACCGATTCTGGTCAGGTTCTACGTCAGTACAACCTGTACTTCGGATTCCCAACCAACGTCTCCCAGATCGATCTCGCTTATGACAGCAACGATCAGATCGAAGAGTTCACAGTTGAATTCCAGTATTCTTACTGGAAGGTTGAGAACGGAGAAACTCAGAACAGCGTGACATCGGTCAAGACTGAAGTCGCAAATTCTCGCCTAGTTGACAAGTGATAAATAGATCTAGGAATAGATCTGTTTACGACTGATGAGTCAACTATTTGGTTTTATTATTAATAAGAAGGAGGGACAGCAAGGTCAGTCCCCCGTCCCTCCTAACAATGAAGCATCCGTCAGCACTGTTGCTGGCGGATATTTTGGTACATACGTTGATACTTCTGGCGGGCAAAATTCAAGAAACGAGTACGAACTCATTCGCAGATATCGTGACATGTCCCTTCATCCCGAAGTGGATACTGCCATCGATGAAATTGTGAATGAGTTTGTTGTTAATGATGGTGATGACAAACCCGTAGAGGTTGACCTACAGAATCTAGAAGTAGGTGCTGGTGTTAAAAAGAAGATTCGTGAGGAGTTTAATCACATTCTCCGCATGATGGATTTCAATATCAATGCACACGAAATTATCCGTAACTGGTATGTTGATGGTCGCTGTCACTACCACAAAGTAATTGACCTTGAAAAACCAAAGAAAGGAATCCTAGAACTACGCTACATGGATTCCCTCAAGGTCAGAAAAGTTAGACATAAGATGAAGGGTTCCGATCCAAACAAGACGGAGCAAGAGAAAGGAACTGGTCTTCAATACGACTACGGCGATTACATTGAGTTTTACATTTACAATCCAAAAGGATTTGCAGGTCAAACTCCAATGGTTACTGGAGCAATGGACTGGACAAATCAAGAAGGAATTAAGATTGCTGCTGATGCTGTAGCACAATCTACTTCAGGTCTGATGGATCTGAACAAAAAGATGAACTTGAGTTTCCTGCATAAGGCAATCAAGTCACTAAACCAGTTGAGAATGATCGAAGACTCTCTGGTTATCTACAGATTGTCT